GTTGCCGTTCTGAATGAACCCGTTTTAAGAGGTTCGGGGTCTCCGAGTGCCGTTGTTGCCGATCGCTGAAACACTTCGTACTGACTTCCACCGTCACCGACAGAAATCCCCTGCGTGTTATTCACAAGCAATCCAACAAACGGTGCGCGTGACTTCTTCGACAACGCCGTACCCAACTGCGAACCATCAGCAAGCGGAACCGTTGTGCAAACGCTTTCGTATGCTTTGCCTACCGTAACGTATACCGCATCATTCGGAAGCGTTATTGAGCCACTTCCGACCGTTTTAGACGTGTTCTTATACGAGCCGTCAGCGAGATAGTAGACTTCTTCGCCGTTAAGATGGTCAAGTCCGCTAATCGTCAATACACCAACGCCCCATGTGCCACCCGTATGCGCCAATGTTGTCGGTGAAACAACCATGCTTACGGTCACAACGGTCGAGGACGTATAAGCCGTAATCTTCGCTTTTCCAACAATTGCATGGTCATCACCGATAATCTTGATGTATCTACCTACCTGCCCAGACGAAAACGCCGCCGATGATGACGTTGCCGTTGTTGAACCTGTCAACGCCCCGAAAGTAAGCGTCTTGCCTGCCGTAGCATCGTACCCGTCATATGTCAGACATGAATCAAGAAACACGCTTTTCGTGAGGTTACCATCGTAATACTGTTCAAGATACTCAACGTAACGCTTCGTTGTTCCGTTGATGTTGCGCTCAACGATCATGTACACGTCATCGTCACCCGTTGTGCGGGCAATAGCACATACCGAGCGAATCGTGCCGTCAGTCGTGAGTTTTGACCAAGCAATGACGTTCTGGTATGTCTCACGGGTAAACGCCGCTACCGTTCCATCATTCAAAACACAGTAAATCACTGCGTCTTGGTTCTTCTGAAACGCAATATCCTTAATCCCAGACTTCGTGATATGATTGCTCAATACCGACATATCTTTTGCTTCGTACTGGTCTTTTTCCCAAGCAAACGAAAACTCACGAATCTTTCGCGCCGTTCTCTGCACAAAGTAAGTGAACGAACTAAACGTGCGCGCCTGTATCGCTTCACTTCCGTATGATGTCTGCTGTTTTGCGTTCCTATTAGACGGTGTGAGTGACGCTCCATTCCCCGATGCAATAACGAACTCACCGCCAGACGTTCCGACCGCTAAATTCTCCCCGCTCGTAAGCCAGAGAATCTTGTTGTACTCTCTCGTCGGAAGGTCAACGTCAAACCCTGCTTCGTCAGTCGTGCCACCAATCGTATAGGTATCGTATACCCCAATATCGCTAAACCAAACTCGTTGCGGTTCGTATGTCGTGCCACCAAACACAAGGCGGTTCTGATGAAACGTAATCGCCGTAGGATACCCTCTAACGCTTGACCACGCCGCTTCGCTCCACTTCGTTGATGCTGATGCCACAACAGTCGTCACAACCGTTGCTGTTACTGTTGTCGAGTTGGTGTAAGCCGTAATCTTGAATGTTCCCGTGGTCGTTCCGCTTATGTGTTGCCATGTCGTGCCAACGTGACCCGCTTGAAACACACCAGACGATGCCGTGACCGTAATCGTTCCGCTTGTTCCACTCGGTGTCAAAGTCGTCGCCGTGGTGTTCTCATCAAGAAACGGTGATTTCGTAAATGTAATCTCAGAAAGAGTCCACGATGTCGCGCTGTTTCTGACCAGTTTTCGAGGGGCATATGACGGATGAACGATATAAAGAACGTCAGCCGCCTGCGCAGTCTGTATTCCCCAAATATTCGCAGCCGTATACGGTGTTGTCGTCTCAACAATCGTTGACCCGCTGTACACCTGCCCTTGGTCAGTGAAGTATCGAAAGTACAAATCCCCGACCTCAATGGCATACGTCTGCGATGTTGAGAACGTGAAGTCAATCAGACGTGAATCTGTCGTGTTGCTCTTGCAGTTTGCAACATACCGCAAACCAGTACGATTGCGCACATTCCCATATGGACGAACAAGAAAGTTCGTCAATTCCCCCGCCGCCCGACGATACTGCTCAATGTCCACACGACCGAACAGTTCGGGGGATAATTCACCGTTAGAAAACGCTGTAGTGATAGGTGTTTGCTTCATACTGCCACATACTTTGCCAACAAGATTTCTGCTTCTTCCTGCAACGGAGCATCCCCCTGCGTAGAATCTGCCGATTTGGCACGGGGCAAATACACGCTTTCGTATACCTGCAACAATTCCCCACCTTTAGTCGTCCCGTTCGTCAACGCAAATGAGATATCTGCCGCCAACTTTATCGCCAACGCTTCCGTAAACGCAGGGAAAAACTTCGTCGTATCTGTGTCACTTACGACAACCCACGCGCAAAGTGATGCAGTATCGGAAATAATCTTATCATCCTCAACCGAACAAAGCGCAGTCTTAGGATAAAACCCTGCGATTCGCAATGCCCCTGTCGGTCGCTGATAGACAACTGACTTATTTTCTTCGGTGAACGCAAGCGTAGTGCTTAATTCTGCCAGTGCTACCCTACGCAGGGAAAACGTGAAAACGCCCGCAGAAAGCACGCTTTCAAGCGTAATATCCCACGTTGCATTCACAGCTAATGCCTGTGGACTATCATCATCAAGCGATGTGATACGCTTCATTCCGATAAGCGACAAAGCCTTGTTTGCAATCTGAACCTTATTTGCCATGCGCCACCCCAAACGTTTCGGCTATAACGCCACTTGTGCCTTTAATCATATGCTCTTTGCCGAACAGTTTTGCCTTCCACGCTCCGACCTCTTGAACGCGACTGAAATCGTAATGTTCGCCTTTTTCTTGTCTACAATCCTCAAAGTAATGCGGTCTGCCGTCTAGTGTCACCCCGCACACAATAATGTCTGTAATGCCCAATTCCAACGCAATTTCGACCGCAAATAATGATGACGTTCCGCCGTTATTCGTAAGCTTATCCCACCATGCCATATCAACGCCTTCGTCATCTTTCCATCCGTGCGTTGTGACATCGGCATTGAAGCGAAGCTTGTATAGTTTACGAAGCGGTGCAATCATGTCGCTATGATATGACACGATATGCTGAATTTGTGCTTTGAAGAAATGAATTGAGATGTCGTTTACTGCGAAGTGAATGATGTCTTGAGGTGCGCGGATACTTTGGACGTACTTGTAATCATCCCAAATCGAACTTGAGCCACCCAAAATAACTGCCGTTCGATTAGTTCCGTGATACATAACACTCCAAAGTTAAAGAGGGGAGGTTTTTACGCCTCCCCCAATGATTGCTTACAGCGTGTAGAACACGGTGACTTGGATAGGCGTTGTGCTATTGCAAATACCTGCGTTCGTCAACGTGATTTGGTCATCGTTCGTTGCCGTGCCGACAACATAGTTCCCGCCGACAGCCGAAATCGTCGTCGCCGAAGCAACAGACGTTGCCGCAGCATAACGAGTTGAGCTTGCCTTGTCACCGATCGCCAACGTGCGACCCGTTGCAAAAGCAGGAGACTTCACAACGATAAGCAACACTTTCGCATTTGCGGGAAGCGGTTTGCCGATGTTAATCGTCGAGCCGTCTGCCAACGAAGTCGCCGTGTAGCTTTCGGTAATCGAAAGAACCTGCGAGCTGTATCCGCCCTTTTCTGCAACCGTTCCTGCACGATACTTCGTCGAATTCACGCCATAGACATCTGCCATATTTCCTCCAAAAGGTTAAGTAAGGCGGGGATATTTCACCCCGCCACATTATTATTTCGATTCGTCAATAGCGACTTCAACGACCGATTCTTCTTCGAGACGACCTGCGCCCAAGCCCATAGTGTAGAACACCTGCTTGTCATAGCTCTGGTCGACAAGTTCGTCAAGACGCACAATCGGAGCCGTGTTCATACCAAGCGTCACTGCGTTCTTCTGGAAAGCGTAGCAGTAACGGGTATTCGAGGACTTCGACAACAGCGTCGAAACGACAAACTTGAACCCGTAGAACGTGTCAAGCGTTCCTGCAATGAGTGCCTTGAGATTGACGTAATCGCTCGACGTTGCTTTCGGGTCAGACAAAAGCGAGTGCAAACCGCTCGGAGACACGACAAAGCAACGACCTTCTGCGTCAACGCTGTTTTCGTCCATGATCTTCGCGGCAGAAAGAATCTTCGCAACAGTCAAGTTAGTCGTGCCAACAGCAACCTTCTGTGTGGTAGGAAGCGTGACGGAAGTACCGCCTGCTTCACCTGCATACGCCGTCCCGCCAAGAGCGGTGATGACAACGCTGTCAATCTGGCGACCAAGCGACGATGCCGCCGCGTTCATCGCAGGACTGCCAAGAGCGACAATCGTTTTCCACTCATCTTCTGCCGTCCACACACGAGAATCTTCATAGGTCGCAAGCGAGATGTAACGATTCGACAACACAGGGTCATTCTGTGCGTTCTTCTGACCACGCGCACCCTTCAAAGCCATCGACCATTTGCCGATACGGGGCTGAGTAAATGCTTTTCCGACAACGTTAGACTTGAGAACAACCTTGTCCATCAGCAAGGACTTGCCCTGCTGTGCTTGGACGAACATGTCAGTACCAAACTTCAATGCGTAGATTTGCGGATTTGTTGCATCAGCCATAAAAAAACCTCCGATAGAAACGTTAAACTTAAAACACCTTGTGCCTTAGGTCTATTTTCTCCATCGGAGGTAGACGGTCAGCGAAAAACCAGAGAACTTTTCGGGTCTTTCGATTGTCCGATTACTTGCCGTTGAACTTCATGAACAGCTTCATGTGCTTTGCGTTCATCCTCGCATGATCGGGATGAGACGTGTTATGCAACGGGCTGTTCTTGTCGCTCAACATCGCCATATATTCAGTGCGTGCATCCTCCACCGATTGAGCTGATTGCTCAATTTTAGGTAAAGTATCCTCACTAAACTGCGACGATATGTTTGCCATCAACTTGAAAAGAGCAGGGTCTTTCTCAACCCTTGACAATAGTATATCACGGTTTTCGTCGTCTGCAAACTTTTCAATATTTTTCTTGACATTGCCGATAATCCCCTCGTACTTGTCGCCAAACTGCTTCACAAGACCGTCTTTACGCTCATTTTCGGCATCAGCGTTCTGTTTTTGCACCTTATCGTATGCCCCTGTCTGGCGTGCAAAGTCAAAATCAGCCAACGCTTTAACCTGCTTCTGTGTCAACCCAATCTCCTTAGCAAGTTTCGCATACTCCGTGTATTGTTCCTTGCCGAACTTCATCCCTTGAAACTCTTTTTCTTCAAACTCGTACTTGTCGGCACTGTCGGGAACGCCCATCTTGGCATGAAACTTGTTCCACCCTTCGACATCGCCTTCTTTGGGGATGCTTACCATTCCACCCATGCGCTTCTCGGCTTCAGTGTACGACTTAAACACCGCTTCGGCATCCTTGAACTTCGCGGCTGACGGATGCTTTGCCAACTCTGCATCCTTAAACCCCGCCGTCCAAGACGTGCTAGCCTGTGTCTGTGATCCTGTATCCCCCTGCTGAATCATCTCGTCCGTCATCGCGGAACCTCCTCAAAATGGGCAAGGATTGCTTCCGTAGGTTCGTTTACCAACGTTCCTATTGTCAGAGCAATTTCTCTTTTACCCTCATTTATCAACATCTGATTGACATCTTTCTCGTATGTTCCACGATTGACATACCCGATATGATTGATGAACGCCAACAGTTCTTCGTCCTTAAAAGCATTCTTCATCTTGTTGCTGACACGGATTATAGTTTCCCTATCAATTATCATTGCAATGCTCCTACTGTTGACGCGACATCCTTAGCCGCTCTTGCGCCTTGCTCAATCCCCGAAAGTTGTACTTGCGCGTTCTCAGCCTGCAAGCGTCCAGCGCGTATTTCTTCGACCTGCACCGCATCTCTCGTGACCTTAGCGGGCAAACCTTGCATATCCGCCGCAAGTTTCCATGCCTCATCCGCATTGAAGTTATCAACAACAGCAGGGTCAAACGCCGCCAACTGTTGCAGGATACCCAACGCATCGTACACCGATCGAATCGAGCCCTTCTTCTGCATCATCGCAAGATATGACGTATATTCAATCTCATATGCCGCATTCTGCATCATCTCTG